GATGGTTGAAGGTCTACTAGAATGGCTAGCTAAGGTATCTAGGGACCCTTATGCGTTTGTTATGGGTGCCTTCCCTTGGGGAGAGAACGACTCACGCCTTAAGGACTTTCCGGAAGGACCTGAGGCATGGCAGAAGGAAATTCTGGACGGCATCAAGAACGGCCTATTAGATATCAACAAAGCCATCCAGCTTGCTGTAGCTTCTGGCCATGGTGTTGGGAAAACTGCACTTGTCTCGTGGATTATTTTATGGGCTATTGCGACCAAACCAGATACCCGTGGCGTTATTACGGCCAATACCGAGACCCAACTCAAAACCAAGACCTGGGCGGAACTCGGTAAGTGGTTTCATATGTTCATCGCTAAGGACTTCTTTAGCTTTACCGCTACGGCCGTATTCGCAAGGGATACAGCACATGAGAAGACCTGGCGTGTTGATATGGTCCCTTGGTCCGAACGCAACACTGAAGCATTCGCCGGTTTGCACAATAAGGGACGACGCATCCTGGTGGTATTTGATGAGGCATCGGCGATCCCGGACATTATCTGGGAAACTACCGAGGGCGCTCTCACCGATGCTGACACGGAAATCCTCTGGTGTGTTTTCGGTAATCCGACTCGTAACACCGGAAGATTCCGGGAATGCTTTCCTGGTCAGCGCCATGCCAAGGAATGGAAGACGAAGCAGGTTGATTCTCGTGAAGTCTCGCTTACCAATAAGGCTCAAATCCAGTCGTGGATTGACGCATATGGGGAAGATTCCGACTTCGTACGGATACGTGTCCGTGGGGTATTCCCTCGAACGGGTGAGATGGAATTCATATCAGCAGAAGATGTCGAGGCCGCCGCCCAAGCGGAAGCTACGTCCCAGCCTACAGATCCTTTAGTGATAGGAGTTGACGTTGCACGGTATGGAGCTAATGAAACTGTTATCTGGTTCAGGAAGGGTCGAGATGCCAGAACAATCCCCCCGATCTGCCTCCGAGGCGCAAACACCGTCCAAGTGGCCACAAAGATTAGTGAAGTTGTTAACCAGTATCGCATCGATGGGATATTCATCGATGGCGGTGGTATTGGCGGCGGTGTTATCGATAATTGCCGGGCTTTGCATATTCATGTATTTGATGTTCAGTTCGGGGCTAAGCCCGACAGAATAGGGTTCGCTTGGGGTGCGGAAGGGGAGAACTACGCAAACAAGCGAGCCGAGATGTGGGGGTGTATGAGGGGATGGATGAAGACCGGTGCCATCCCGTACGATGCAGACCTTAAGGCACAGCTTATAGGACCTACCTACACCTTAAACCTTAAATCTGAAATCCTCCTAGAGAAGAAGGAGGATATGATGAAACGTGGCTTAGAGTCGCCAGACCGAGCCGATGCGCTAGCGCTTACATTCGCTATGATCGTTGAAGGCCATCAAGGCGCCGGTCGTGGCGATAGGCCCAACGAACCACTGGTTAAGTCGGAATATAACCCATTCGAGACTAGGCATCTCTATGGAGAAGTAGCATGAGCTTTCTCGTACGAGCCTTCACCCCTGGTGGTGGCGAAGCTCCCGAAGCCGTAGCCCAACGTGAGGCTGCGCAGGCTAGGATCAATGCTGAGGCAGCAGCAAAGGCTGCGACACCGCCATCTGCGCCAACCATGCCCACTGTTGCGCCTCCATCGCCACCGGTGTTTCAGCCAGGGCAAGCGCCTGGACAGAAGCAGCGTGCGGCCGCACAGGCTACCTCAATCCTTGGTGCAGCCGCTGCGGCAGGTCAGACATCCAAGAAAAGTCTATTGGGTCAGTGATGCCTACACGAAACGGACAATTTGACTATCCAGAAACTCCCTGGTCACAAGGCAAGATGGCCAAGATGGGGCCTATGCGTGGCGGCGATCCAGGCCGAGAATATCGAGAGCTTGAAGGTCAACGCAAGCGCAGGGAATCGAGGGTATCTGCGCTGGGTGAATCTGATATGCCGCCGACTAGGGATGACGTGCATTATTCCGAACTTGAGCGACAGGTCGGTACCGAGAATATGCAATATCTTAAGGAAATGGATGAGTTTGTTTCACAGATGAACGTAAGTGGCCGGGCTAATAGCAAGCATTGGCAGAATTGGGAAAAACTTCGCCAACAGTATCTCGACATGTGGAACAGGCCAGATAGTGGGGTTGTAAGTCAAAAAGAGAAAGCCACCGCCGAATGGGAAGGCCCAGGACCAACGAGGGCAGGCTAATGCCAACAGTTCCAGGCGCAAGAACATCGATGGCTATGCAGTATGATCAGCAGCGGGTTACGCCCGAGAGCATATTGATGACTGCATCAGACATGCAAGCTAGGGGTCAGCTAACCGTTGATCCAACATCATACAGCGATCCTAAGGCACCCTTAAAGTTACCAGGTCATGGCAGACGAACTGACAAGACGAGTAAGCGACGCTGAATTAGAGTTGCATCGTCACGTTAACGAACGGCTGCTTGGCCTTCGGGTAAACCGTTATTCATGGTGGGTTCACGCTAGGGAGCTTGCTGATTTCCTCTTACCCAGGAGGTATAAGTGGCTTATCACGCCAAACCAGATGACTCGAGGCTCCCCGATCAATCAGCATATCCTCGACTCAACTGGCACACTTGCGGCACGTAACTTAGCATCGGGGATGATGAGCGGAATCTCAAGTCCAACCCGTCCGTGGTTCCGTTTAAAAGTTGGGAAGATCGACAGCACCCAAACATCCCCGATCTCTTTGTGGTTAGCCGAATGCGAACGGCTAATGATGTTGGTATTTCAGGAGTCGAACTTCTATAATTCCATCGCTATGGTATATTTCGATTTGGTTATATTCGGTACGGCAGTTATGCTGATTTATGAAGATTACGACAACGTCATCCATTGCTATAACCCATGCTTCGGTGAATTCTACGTCGACAACGATGGCTTCATGCGGCCGAAGATCTTCTATCGGGAATTCACCCTTACCACCGCTCAGTGCGTAGATCAGTTCGGCTACGACAACTGTAGCGATAACATCCGTAGGCTATATGACGAAGGGAAGGCTGGGCTTACGCGAGAATTGATCGTAGCTCATGCAATCGAGCCTAACGACAATCCAGAGAAGTACGAAGTACCAACAAACTTCAAGTTCAGGGAAGTCTATTGGGAATGGGGCGGAACTACGGCACCCCAAGGAGGCATAAGCTATGCTCCTGGGTTCCTACGTAAGAAAGGCTTCTACGAAGCTCCGCATATTACTGTACGTTGGGATCTCGTATCAAATGATGCTTACGGTAGATCCCCTGGTATGGATGCCTTACCCGACGTTAAGCAATTACAGCAGGAAGTGCGTAGAAAAGCACAAGCTATTGATAAATCAGTTAACCCTCCAATGGTTGCTGACATCCAACTTAAGAACCAACCCGCATCCCTGCTACCGGGTGGGACTACATACATCGCAGGAATGATGCAGACAGGTAACGCAGGGTTTGCGCCAGTCTACGGAAACTGGAAGCCGGGGATAGCGGAAATCTCTGAGGACCTGAACGAGATCCGCCAGCGCATCCGTACCATCTTCTTTAACGATCTGTTCCAGGTTATCTCCCAGTTCCAGACCCGTAGCAACGTCTCAGCAACCGAAATCGACGCCCGCCGAAGCGAAGCAATGGTCATGTTAGGCCCGGTCCTAGAAAGGATTCAATATGAACTCCTCGATCCAATCATCGACCGAACGTTCTCAATTATGGCTCGTTCCAGAGTCATCCCTCCCCCACCACCCGAGATCGCTGGCCAGAATATCGACATTGAGTACGTATCTATGCTCCTTACCGCACAACTCGCAGCAGCGACCAGCGGTATTGAAAGAACTCTCCAACTCGCTGGGGGGCTTGTCGGTGTCGATCCAGGAGTAATGGACAACCTAGACCTTGATTTCGCTATCTCGAAATATTCCAATTTGATGAATAACGATCCTCGGTTAATTAGAAGCCCAGATCAGCTTAAAGCCATTCGTGACCAGCGTGCTCAGCAACAGGCGCAACAACAGCAGATGATGCAAGCCGAACAGGCATCTAAGCTAGCTGCTGGCGGTAAGGCCTTAAGCGAAACAGACATAGGTGGTGGCCAGAGCATAATGTCGTCAATCATGGGTGGGGGAGCATGACGGTACAACGTCCACATGTCATCTCCTGTCGCCTATCCATGGATGAATGGCGGGAATTCGTTAGCATGTGTAGCCGACATAGGCTTACTACGCAGGACATGATGCGGGCGCTGATAGTAGACGCAGTCGTAGAGGAGACTATGGATGCCGTACGACGCAAGCAACAGACGAGACGTACGTGCAGCTCAAAAGCAGGCAAAGGTTGCGGAGCAGCAGCGTAGAGAGATCGTCAGTGGAATTATGTCAGTGGCGCCAGGACGAAGTTGGGTGTGTGACATTCTCGAGAATTGTCACATCTTTGCGACCAGCTTCTCCGATCAAGGTCTACGAATGGCGTTTATGGAAGGTCAACGTGATGTGGGGATCAGGCTTCTTAATGATATCATGGGGGCCTGCCCAGACCAGTATGTTACAATGATGAGGGAGCGCAATGAGCGACAATCAGCAGCCGACGCCCGGTTCGACAGACAGCAGCGGGGTGTCGAGGACACCGACGGGCGAGATAGCTTCGCAAACCCAGACGACGAGTCCGGCGGCGACGACGGGACAAACTTCTACGACATCGGAAGAACCGGGCAGCCTAGTTAATCAGCCACCGGGTTCCGTAGTCAACCAGCCACCGCAATCAGGGGCTCCTACGGAATATGCTGAGTTCACGGTTCCCGACGGCTTCACTATGGATACCCAGGTTGGGGCCGACGCTAAGAACCTGTTTAAGGCTATGGGCCTTACGCAAGAACATGCGCAGCAGTTGATTGACTTCTATGTCAAGAATACTTCCGAGGCAGCTAATGGCCCGTACGAACTCTGGAATGAGACCCAAGAGAAGTGGGTTAAGGAAGTCAAGTCCGATCCCCAAATTGGACACCGACTCAACGAGGTTAAGACAACTATATCACGAGCTATCGACGGCCTTGGAGATCCTAAGCTCGCGAGAGACTTCCGTGAAGCGATGGATTACACCGGGGCCGGAAACAACCCAGCCTTTATCAAGGCTTTCTACAAACTCTCGCAAATGGTGACGGAGGGTCGACACGTTACTGGCAATGGACCTTCGCCAGCTGGGCAAGGCAATACTGCCAGACCTGCGTCGGCAGCTTCCGCAATGTACCCAAATCTACCACGAGCCTAGCCACAGATGTGGATGAACGGAGATAGGCAGATGGCCACAACGAAGGAGACTCTGAGATAGGAGGCCGTCATGGCCGTAATCGGGGCAACTGCCCTAACATATGCTGACTGGGCTAAGCGCATGGATGATGGCTACCATGTGGCCGTTATCATTGAGTTGCTTAGCCAGACCAACGAGATCCTCGATGATATGCTTGTCGTTGAGGGTAACCTGCCAACGGGTCACAAGACTACCGTCCGGACAGGCTTGCCGCAAGCTACATGGCGACTGCTCAATACTGGTGTCCCTAACGCCAAATCGACGACCGCCCAAATTGTCGACACCTGCGGCAATCTGGAAACCTATTCGGTTATCGATAAGGACGTTGCGGATCTCAATGGCAATACTGCTGACTTCCGACTCAGTGAGGTTAAAGCCTTTTTGGAAGGAATGAGTCAGCAAGTCTCCGCTACCCTAATCTACGGCAACCAGTTCCTTAACCCAGAAAGGTTCACTGGACTGGCCCCTAGGTACTCCACGCTCAACCTCGCAGCTTCCCAAACAGCCGCTAACGTTCTCAATGGCGGTGGCGTAGCGTCTACAAACACCAGTTTGTGGATCGTGGTTTGGGGTCCTGACACTTGGCACGCAACCTTCCCCAAAGGTAAGGTCACTGGCCTACAACATCGAGACATGGGAGAATGGCCTGTCCAAGACGCCGCGGGGAACACGTACCAAGCGTACCGGGACCACTTCAAGTGGGAAATCGGACTCGTCGCGAGAGACTGGCGATATGCCGTCAGAGTTGCCAACATTGACATTACCCAACTCAGTGGTGTTAATGCTGCCAACCTTATCAATCTGCTCGTACGAGCATTGTACCGTCTGCCAACTGCTCCGGCAGGCGCTACTACGATTCAAACCTCCGACACGCCAGAAGTTCGTGCTAACATGGGACGGACAGTCATATACTGCAACCGTGTCATCCGGACATATCTCGATCTCCAGGCTATGAACAAGACCAACGTGCTCCTTCGAATTGAGGAGTTCGATGGCAAGCCCGTCACAACCTTCCGGAGTATCCCCGTCAGGACCTGTGACGCAATCCTCAACAACGAAGCACAGGTGGTCTAACATGATCCTCGACAGACTACTGATGTTCACCGGGAACTCCTCTGGGACAACCGGTGCCCCTGCCCAAGGACCCCTTACGGACCTAGCCGTAGCTGGTCCTTCGGCTAACGTGATCGACTTGCATCTCATTGGCATACCCGTACTCGCCGCAGGTCAGGGTGCACGAGACCTTGGCATCGGTGATTGCCCTGCCATGAAGATGCTAGTCCAGGTGGCCGCGCCGGGTGCTGCCGGTCCGTTTCAGGTGGCCTTAGAAGGTGCTCCTGATAACGGTTCTGGTGCTCCGGGCACCTTTGTGACGTGGTGGTTGTCTCCAGCCTATGCCACAGGCGCCTTAGGTGTGGGTGCACGTCTCTACGACATGGACCTTCCGCGGCCACCTGCCGGAGTTCCGGTGCCTCGCTTCCTGCGTATGAACTATGTCCAAGCGGGAACCGGCGTCGTCGTCCATGCGTCCATCGTTCTCGACCGTATGGATCAGATGTACAACGCAGCCAACAATGCCATCATGGGTGGTTACCCTGCTGGCGTCGTCGTTCAAAACTAAGGAGAATCGCTATGCGCAAGGTCTCTCTGAGCCTCCTCGCAGTTGGTCTTGCGCTAGCGGGGCTGGCGCTCCCCGCAGTGGCGCCAGCCCAACCTGTTGGGCCTCCTAACGAGATTGTCTGTAACAAGGTCAATAACTCAACCAGTGGACCCACTGTTAACTCTGCGGTAGCGGCAGTTGCAAATCAGCTAATCTCCATATGTGGCTTCAACGCTACCGCTGGGGCAGCTGCGGGAACTTTTCAGCTAATTACCGGTCAAGGCGCAACTTGTGCTACCCAAACAGCAACGATAACGCCTGTGATCCCGTTAGGCATAAATGGGAATGTAACAGATCACACTGGGGCTGCTTGGTACACGTTGCCACCATTAGGCAATCTCTGCGTCTCAATAACCGGGACTGGGCCAGTGAGTTACAACGTCTACTATGCACAATTCTAGGAGCAAAGATGTCCTGGACCAACAGTGATGCGATTCATCGCCATACCTGGCATGCATATGAGGACTTCCAACGGTTGCGAAAGGAACGTAACAACGAAGAATTGTGGCATTCAATGTCCCACCATCTTCGACATGCTGCCTATCGCAGTGGCTTGGAAGTCTCTGATAAACGCTTCACCAGGGTGCGGCGTAGTCAACGGTATCATCAATAGGAGATGTTATGGCACGCTGGAGATTAACCGATCGACACTACCTCCAAGTTCCGGGGACGGAATGGGAGTACAAAGAGAGCGACCGAGAGACTGGAAGACAGGCTAGGAAGGTCTATGAGATTCCACTATATCTCGATCCTAAAGACCCGGCTGACTGGAACTATCGAAGCGAGGAATCGATCATCGTTTCGAACAGGTTTGATCCGGCCTTTAGGCGAGATCTTGTGTTTATAGGTCCGCCTACTCCTGACATGGAGCCACTTGATGACGAAGCCAGGGAAATCTCCCAAGGCTATATCGATAGAGGCGCATGGCAGCATCCAATCGACTCGATTAACATGACTTACTCGCAGAGCGTCTTAAGCGACTTCGAAAGGCAGCTTGCGCAACTTTTGCAAGGGGCTGCGCAGAGGACAAGCGAAGCGAAGAACGTATCCTTGGGTGGAGTTAGCCAAGAGGACTTCGAGAAGCTCCAGCAGCAGGTCGCTACGCTGATGGAACGGAATGTACAGCTAGAAGAAGCCTTAACGGAGAAGACTCGTAGGAGGGTTTAGTGACCGACCAATTTGGGCGCCCCTACGATCTGGATCAGTCAGGTCGAGGCTTCCATAAGGCACGAAGCTATCTAGGTCCTTCGCTCGGGTGGGTGGAGACTCAAATCCTGCCCGAGCGGAAGATCAATGCCGCCGGGACGTACCAAATTGAACCTGGCGACTCGGTTGTATTGCTTGAAGCTGGTTTGCCATCTACCTTTCTTTTGCCAGATGTTAAGGCATGGCAGGCCCAGAATGCTACCCAGCCAGCCACCGGTTTCACTAGGGGCATTTGGATTAAGGACTATGCAGGCAATTCTCTTACGGTGTTGGTTACGTTGGTTCCTTTTGGCCAACAAACGATCGATGGGTTAAATCAGAACTTTATCTTAGCCCAGAACTTTGGGCTTATAGCTTTGTTCCCATTGGTAGATGGCACCGGTTGGTGGCTTGCTCCAATGACGTACGATACCGGTACAGGTGGCACTACAGCGATTAATCCAACGCCGCCTATTACTGGTAACGTAGTCGGCAACGTGATGAATGTAGGATTCAATTTTGATTCGACTATGTTTCGTGTTAATGCTGGTCAGTTTGCATTTGAACAAATAAGCCCCGGCTGTGTGTTAGGCAATCCAACCAACGTCCTAGCTCCACCTTTCTCTGCTCATCTGTCTTTAATGCTTGATCGGGCTATTGGGTCTACCCAAGGCCAAATTATGATTCGGGACAACAACGGCTGGACGTTCCTTAACCCCGGAACCGTTAACCAAGTATTAAACAGTGGTGGCCCAGGAAGTAATCCGTTCTGGGGATTGCCACTTCAAGGAAGTTTCCTTCCGATAACTGGTGGGACATTAACCGGTAATTTAATAATTAGCAGCTCTACACCTGCAATGCTGTTTGACTTCGCGGAAGGTACTGCGGCAGTACTTGCCAGCCGTGCGCAGCTTAGCGGAAACTTCCGGTGGCAATTCATCATCGCTGACGGTTCCCCTGAAACAGGCTCAAATATCGGCAGTAACTTCCGCATCGATCGCTATGCTGACGACGGATCGTTTCTTGGCACGCCAATCTCCATCTCTCGTCATGACGGTCAAGTTATCATAAGGAATGGTGTATTCATTGGTACACCAAGTATAACTCTTCAGTTTAATCCTGGGACACCAGCGGTAATAGCGAGTCAGACCGTAACTGGAGGTTTTGCTCGTTGGCTATTAGCCTTAGGTGATGGAACTGCCGAGACTGGTAGCAATGCTGGTAGCAACTTTGGCTTCAATCGTTACGATGATAGCGGTAACTTCCTTGGTTCGGTGATGACCGCTAACCGTGCCACAGGCGAGGTC